GGTTGACGGTTTGCACGGAATATCTAGTTAGCGATAGTTAATTATCAATAAGGCAAATGGAACAGCGATCAGCTATAAGCATAGCTAATGAAATCGGCGTAACGCCTGCGGCGGTGTATGCGCGGCGCAAGCGCGGGGAGAGCGACGAGTCTATTCTGAAGCTGGGTCGGTTGCCCAACAAGCGCGACAGCAAGGTTGGAGAGACGCTTCTATCCGCGCAGGTGCGTAAAGAACGCGCGGTAGCCGATCTGAAGGAACTGGACCTCGCCCACCGGCGCGGAGACCTCATTCCGGTAGTGGACGCGCTGAGGCAGTGGGGCACGCTGTTAACGATGGCCCGGGTGCGGATCACAACGATGGCCACGGCTTGCGCTGACCGGCTGGCGTCGATTACGGACCCGGTGGAAGTACGAGCGTACCTTGCGAAGGAAATCGAAGATCGGCTAGGACATCTGACGGATGACTTCAGGACGGCAGCAAGCGAGGCTATGGGAAGCGGCGATGCGGGCGATGACGCCACCGCGCCGGGAGACGGTGACGGAGTGGGCGGAACGGAACCGGGTACTGAGTAGCGAGCGAACGGCACAACCAGGCATGTTCCGGGCGTGGCCGTTCCAAAAGGAACCGATGGACGTTCTTTCCCCGCACGATCCGACCGAGTTTGCGGTATTCGTCTGCGCGTCCCAGATGCTGAAGACGACGGCGTTCGAGAATGCGGTAGGGTGCGCGGTGACGAACGACCCTGGGCCGATCCTTGTGATTCAGCCGCGCGAGTCGGATGTCGAGGAGTTCTCGAAGAAGTTCGTCGATCCGATGATTCGGGACACAGCTTGCTTGTCGGATCGGTTCACGCGGAAGAAGTCGCGGGACGCGGGAAATACGATCAACGAGAAACACTTCGTTGGTGGGTCGCTGACAATGCTCGGGGCGCAGACGCCGGAAAACTTTCAGATGCGGTCGATCCGGTACGCCTTCGGCGACGAGGTGGATCGCTGGCCGCGAGAGGTTGGTAAAGAGGGTTCTACGGTTCGGTTGTTCATCATGCGGACGGCGAACTTCAGGCTGATTCGCAAAGTAGCGCTGGCGTCGACACCAACGCTCGAAGGCGACTCAGTTATTTGGGATTGGTGGCTACGTAGCGACCAGCGGCGGTACTTCGTTCCATGCCCGTTCTGCGAGTACTTCCAGGTGCTTGTCTGGTCTTCGGATTACGCGGCATCGCCAACAAAAGGCGGCGTAGTTTGGGGCGATGGGATAGCGCCGGCCGATGCGCACTACCGCTGCGAAGCGTGCGAGAAGTTGATTCCGAACTGGCGAAAACCATGGATGATCGACCGGGGTGAATGGCGGAAGGGGAATCCGAAGTCGAAGATCGCCGGGTTTCACTTGCCACGCACGTACTCGCTGATTACGCCATGGGGTGATCTAGCCGAGGAGTTCTTAGCGGCGAAAGAAGATCCGGGCGAGTTGAAAGCGTTCGTCAACACGAAGCTGGCTGAACTCTGGAAGTTGAGCGGAGACGCGCCGGACTGGGAAGTGATCGCGGGCCGCGCGGAGACGTACCACAAAGGGAACGTGCCGCACGGTGCTCTGATGTTGACGGCGGGCGTCGATATCCAGACGGATCGGATCGAAGTATCGGTCTACGGATGGGGCCGCAATAAGCAGCGATGGCTGGTCGATCACCGGATACTGTGGGGGCCGACGAATACGTTGGACGGCGTGGCGTGGGCGGCGCTGACGGCAATGATGGGCGAGACGTGGCCGCATGAGAGCGGCGCGGATTTGTCGCTGGTTCGGGCCGCCATTGACTCCGGCGATCAAACGGCGCAGGTATACGATTGGGCGCGCCGGCAAGCGCCGGGGCGTGTCATCGTCATCAAGGGCTATGACAACGGCGTTGCGCTGGTAGGCCAGCCGAAGACCACGGAAACGGTCACGAAGCGCAAGCGGCGCGGCGTGCTGGTCTATCCGATCAACGTCTCAATGGCGAAGGCGGAACTGTACGGGCAACTGCGGGCGGTGAAGCCGGAGGCGAGCGAAGAATACCCTACGGGATGGTTCCACCACTACCGCGAAGAGGATTCATTCTACCGGCAACTGGTGGTCGAGCGGTTCGTGCAAGCGAAAGACCGGCGCGGGGTGCTCGTCGGCCGATGGCACAAGACGGGGCGCAATGAGGCGCTGGATTGCGCGAACTACGCGCGCGCGGCGGCGGAGCACGTCGGGGTTTCGAAGTTCAACGAGGCCGTCTGGCGAAAGTTCGAAACGAGCATGTCGCCGGACCGGATTCCGGTGAAAGAGGGCGCGGTTACGGTTCAAGTTCCGGCTCAGCAGCCGGTAGTTCAAAAGCATGTCCCCGCACCGGGGAAAGCGAAACGCTACGGCGTAGTTGGCGGAGTTTCTTGGTAGAGAGGAGATCCCATGGCGGCGACAAACGAACAAATTGCGGCGATGGAGGCGGCTCTTTACTCAGGTGAGCTTCGGACGCGATTCAACGACCGCGAGGTAACTTGGCGCTCGGTTGACGAACTGACAAAGGCGCTGGCGATTGCGCGGGCATCCCAGATGGCGAGTACTCGAATCATTCGACTTTACAACGGGAGCGACGTTTGACGCTGATCGAAGATAGTACTCGGCGAAGCGGCGGTATGGACGCCGTTGCGTTCGTTCCGAAGAAAAACGCGGCGGTGTTCGATGGCGCGTCGAACGGACGGCGCACCGCCGGATGGAACGCGCGCGCCGACGCCATCAATACGGCCATTTTCCAGGATGGCGAGTTGCTACGGCGGCGGGCGCGGGACCTCGTGCGGCAGAACTGGGCGGCGGCGAACGGCGTCGAGTCGTGGGTTGCATCGGCGATTGGAACCGGCATCAAGCCGCAATCGCTTCATCCAGACCGGCGCGTTCGGGAAACCCTTAATTACCTGTTCGAACGATGGTGTGCGGAATCTGACGCCGATGGACGGACAGACTTCTACGGGCAGCAGTCGCTGGCGTTCGCCGCGATGGTGGAGGCTGGCGAGTGTTTCGTTCGACGGCGCGACCGGCGGCAATCGGATGGGCTGACCGTTCCGATGCAGATTCAGCTTCTCGAATCCGAGCATGTTCCGTATTGGCTGAACAAGAGCGAAGCAGACAGGAACCGTATCGTGATGGGGTTGGAGATCGACGGCATCGGGCGCGTGGCTGCGTACCACATGTACTCCGATCATCCAGACGATTACAACTTCAGTCGTGGTAAGGTCGAAACCGTCCGCGTACCGGCTGAAAACATCGCTCACCTGTTTCGCCAATCTCGCCCAGGGCAGCGGCGCGGGACAACGTGGTTAACGCAGGCGATCATCAAACTGCGCGACCTTGACAAGTACGACGATGCGGAACTAGTGCGCAAAAAAATGGCGTCGATGGTGGTCTGGTGGCTGACCGAGACGGACCCCAACGATCCGATCTTGGCGACAACCGAAACGGATGCCGACGACGTGGCTCAATTGGAGATTCAGGCGGGGCAGGTGGTTCGGCTGAAGCCCGGTGAGCAGGTAAATACATCGGAACCGGCGAAGTCGGATGCTGGGTACTCGGACTACATGAAGCATCAGCTTCACGAGGTTGCGGCGGCAATGGGTATTACCTACGAAATGCTGACCGGAGACCTTGAAGGCGTCAATTTTTCGTCGATTCGAGCAGGGCTGCTGGAGTTCCGGCGGCGCTGCGAAATGATTCAGTGGTCGGTGTTCATATTCCAGTTCTGCCGTCCTTGCTGGGCGTGGTTCTGCCGCGCGGCGGCGATGAACGGCAGTATCTCGGCGGGCGATCTCGCCGCGAACTGGAACGACTATATGTCCGTCCAGTGGCACACACCAAAATGGGCGTGGGTTGACCCGCTGAAAGAAGTTCAGGCCGAGCAGTTGCAAGTTCTGGCTGGTTTCAAGTCACGCGGAACGGTTATCAACGAGATGGGCGAAGACCCGGAAGTGGTAGACGCTCAGATCGCAGAAGACAATGCGCGGGCCGAACGGCTCGGGCTTCAGTTCTCAACGCAGTTTATTCCTCCGCCCGGATCGGAAGGCGAGGAGAAAGAGGAAAAAGCAGTGGTGAAACGCAAATGAAGCACCTAACCCGACTAGCGCAGCGCGTTATCGGCTGCCCGCTAATGGTCGAGGGCCGAAAACTCGATGCGATTGTGGCCGTTCTCGCGCCGCGTATTGGCGTTGAGGCTCCGATCACCGTAGCCGGGCCGCATATGGACGCGAAAGAGCGCTCGGCGTACAAGGTCGAAGGCAAAATCGCTGTCATCGACGTGTCCGGCTCGCTGGTAAATCGCATGGACGCCGACGCGCTGTCCGCGATGACGAATTACGAGCAGATCGGCGACGAACTTCTGGAAGCCGGGACCAATTCGAAGATTGGCGCTATCGTCCTTCGCTTCGATTCGTTCGGTGGTGAGGTGTCCGGTTGCTTCGACCTGGCGGCGTTGATCGCCGATGTTCGTCAACAAAAGCCGGTGTATGCGGCGGTCGATGACTTCGCGTTCAGCGCGGCGTATCTCTTGGCGTCGGCGTGCGACAAGGTGTTCGTATCGCAGACCGCTGGCGTTGGATCGATTGGCGTCCGTGCGATGCATGTTGACTACAGCGCCTACAACGAGAAGATGGGCGTCAAACCGACAACGATCTTCGCCGGTGCGCGGAAGAACGACCTATCGCCCGACGAACCGCTGGCCGATGAAGCTCGCGACGTTCTGCAAGCCGAGATCGACCGCATCTACGGCATGTTCGCCGAAGCCGTCGCTACGGCGCGGGGAATGTCCGTCTCTTCGATAAAGGCGACTGAAGCCGGTCTGTACTACGGCGTTGATGCGGTGAAAGCCGGTCTCGCCGACGAAGTTCTCAATTTCCGGGGCGTTATGTCCTTGCTGGCCGGTTCGCCGGAAGCGACGAACGCTCCAAAAAGCTCCCGCATGGTAACCCCTGCGGAGATCACCACCACACTGGAGGCAAGCGTTATGGATACTTCCGTTACGCCGGTTCCGGCGGCAAGCGTGCCGTCGCCACCGCAAATCGACGCTTTGCAAATCGCGGATCTCTGCGCGATTGCGGGCATGGATAATCGGCTCGGGGAGTTCCTCCGCGCCAAACTGACCGTTGAGCAGGTTCGCGAACAGCTACTCGCTGCGCGAGCCGAAGCCGGCGACAAAGCCGGGATCAACAGCAACCACGCTGGCCTTGCCCAGACGGTTGCCGGTGCGATCAGCGCCGCCGCAGCGCGGATGAGCGCATCGAATCCGGCACTCACGAAACAACAGGCATACACCGCCGCGATGCACGAGAATCCGGCGCTGTACGACCAATACCTTGCGGCCAATCCGGCCCAGACGGGAGGGCGCTAATATGGCGACCGATCAATCCATGGTCAATATCACGCTTGAGGCCGGTCAAGACCTCAGTGCCAAGCAGTACTACTTCATGACGATGGCTTCCGATGGCCAAGTTGATCCAACGGGCGACGGACTCAGCGCGGATGGTGTTCTGCAAGACGCTCCGAGCGCCGCCGGTTATCCGGCGACGATCTGTATCTCCGGGCGAACAAAAGTCGTGGCGGGCGCGGCCATCGCGCGCGGCGCGAAAGTCGCAAGCGGCGCGGCTGGCAAGGCGAAAACATCGGTATCGGGAAACCGCGTGCTTGGCATTGCGCTTGAAGCGGCGGCGGCTGACGGCGACGTTATTAGCGTTCTCCTGAAGACTCAGGGCGAACCGAACACGGCGTAACCGACATAAAGGACAAAGGAGAACACATCAATGAATCCCACTCTTTCGCAAGTTCACGTCAACACGCCGTTGACCAACCTTTCCGTCGCGATGATCCAAAGCCCATCGGCTTTCATCGCCGATCAGGTTTTTCCGGTCATTCCGGTCTCCAAGCAGACCGATATCTACTACAAGTACCCACGCGGGTACTTCAACAAATCGCAGATGCAGAAGCGCTCGTTGTCAAGCGAGTCGCAGGGCGCGGATTACAAGGCCGAGACGGACACGTATCGCGCCGAAATCTTCGCGCTTCACAAAGACATCGACGATGCGATTCGCGCGAACGCCGATAGCCAGTTCAAACTCGACTCCGAAGCCGCGCTGTTCCTGACCCATCAGGGACTGCTGGCGAAGGAGATTCTCTGGGGATCGACGTTCTTCACGACTTCGGTCTGGGGAACGGACATCACCGGCGTTGCGGCGGCTCCCGGCGCCGGTCAAGTCCTGCAATGGAACGACTCCGCTTCGACGCCGATTGAGAACGTGCGGGCGGGAAAAACAGCAGTGCTTCAATCGACCGGATTTCGGCCGAATACGCTGGTACTCGGTCAGGCCGTTTACGACGCCCTTGTCGATCACCCCGACCTCATCGACCGCGTGAAATACGGTCAGACGAGCGGCGGTCCCGCGATGGTCAACCGTAACGTTCTCGCGCAACTCTTTGAAGTTGACCGCGTGCTCGTGGCGGAGGCGATCCAGAACACGGCGAACGAAGCGCAAACCGCTTCCCACTCGTTCATTCTGGGCAAGAAGGCACTGCTCTGCTACGTTCCGCCGTCGCCTGGCCTAATGACTCCGGCTTCTGGCTACACGTTCACGTGGAACCAGTACGAACAAGCCGCTCTCGGCACTTCGATTTCTCGGTTCCGCATGGAGCATCTGCGTTCGGATCGTGTCGAGATCAACATGGCCTACGGCTATGAACTCGTCGCCACTGAACTCGGCTACTTCTTCACCTCCATCGTCGCGTAACGAGGTCTGTATGAAACTCAACACCGGGGCGTCGCATATCTTTGCGCGCCCCATCCTCTACAACGGCGTCCAGTACCTTCCTGGCGACCGCGTGCCGCCGTCTGTTCCAGTGAATAAACTGCGCGTTCTAGTCGCAACGAAACATGTCGCTATTGGCGCATCGGTTATGGTTCCGATGGAGGAAACGAAAACGGCGGCAGTGGAAGAGAAAACTCCAATCCTTCAAAAGTTTGAAGCGCAAGTAAAGGCCCAAACGAAGGCAAAGGCGGAGAAGTAAATGTCCGTCTTCGCCGGGTGCGTCAACCGAATGGACGCCGTGATCGAAACGGTCTACGGCGATGCTGTTCAGTACTACCCGCGCGTTGGGACGGATTACGAAATAAATGGCGTGCTTGATTCCGGGCAAGCCGTACAGCAAGGCGAGCGGGTGTATCAGACCTTTTGGGCACCGCTCGCCAACTTCACAGGCGGAGAGCCAGTGAAGGGCGATCACATCGTATTCGATTCGGTCACGTACCGCGTGGCCGATATCGACAAACATCATCTTGACGGGCGGATGTTGTTTCTTCAGGTGACAAACCCAATCGCATGATCCTAGATACGCGCATCAAATGGAACGGCGTTAACGTCCGACTCGTCGGATTCGGGTTTCGCAAGTTCCACAACGTGAAGATCATGGATGCCGGGCTGAAGTCGATCAAGGCTCGGTTGGCGCAAGGTATCGGCGAAGACGACGGGCCGACCGAGAAACTTACGAAACGCTATGCGCGTTTCAAAGCGAAGCGAACTGGCCGGCGCGCGATTCGCGATATGAAGCTGACGGGTAGCCTACTCGGCGGACTAAAGACGCGCTACGCAGACGACAGGCACGCGGTAGCCGATGCAGGGCAAGGCAAAGGCGCAAGGCAAGATCGCCAGAAGGCCCGTGTTCATCGCAAGTTGCTTTTGTTCTCTGACAACGATCAGAAGAACATGGGCATCGTTGCGGCCTCGCTGTTCCGTGAAGGTGTACGGCAGATCAGCGGAGGGTTGCGGCCTACTCGATTCGCAACTGGCGGTGCTGCTGGCCGTGAGCAAATCAGGACGCGGCGGACGTTTTTCGGTAGGGCGGCGGCGTAATGCCGGACTATCGCAAGCGCGCGCTTGACGCAGTAAAGGCCGTTCTCTCGGACGGAACGACCGGGTTCAATGCGCAACTTGGCGCAATCTCGATGGCATATGGCATAACGGCGTTCGATCTGGAGTTCGATATTCCGTCCGAGAACGTCGTGTACGGGTTTCTCGACGACGAGGAGGTAGCGGTTTCGCAGATCATCAAGTTTCCCGGCGCGGTGGTCTACACGTCGGAAGCGGTAGACGAGCGGCGCATTATCAACCGCGCGTTCAGCGGCTTCGTCGCTGCGCACATCAACATCTATATTCGGCTTCGGGCGCTTGACGATCCGAATATCAGCTACAACCAACCGGACTTCGACGGCGACTTCGAGAAGTGGCCGAACGCCATATCGCACGCGATATGTGCGGCGTGGCGCGAGGGCCGTTCACTGATGGCATCGAGCAACATTCTTCAAGACGGCTACCGCGAGGACCGCGATCCGGTTCAATCGCTCGGAGACGGGCATGTTCAAGTTGTGCGTTTCACATTCGGGCTCGCTGCCCGCTAATCAAACTAACGAGGCTAAATCATGTCTTTCATTTCCCCGAATGACGCGCGGCTGTTCATTCAGCGCCAATCCCCATGGACCGATGTGGCTCCGACCTTTGTAACGGCGGACGGGCTGGAGTTCATGGAAGGCGGCGCGCGGTTCATCGCCGAATCGAATCCGATCGAATCCCGCGTACTCACGGGGAGCCTAGGCCGACGCCCCGACCGGCGAGGGCGGCGCAAAGCCAGCTTCGAGATCGAAGTTCCGTTGCGTGGGTCTGGCACGGCAGGCACTGCGAGCGATATGGACCCGATACTTGCGGCTCTGTTCGGCGCTGAGGGGACCGTTAATCCTGGCGTATCGATCACATACGCCATCGCGGAGGCAAATATCGGTATCGGCGCAGCGCTGTTCCGCGATCCGGCGGGGACGAATATCTGGAACGAAATCCTCGTCGGCGGGCTGATCGATGGATTCGAGATCCTCGGCGGCGGCGCGGAAGTGGAAAGCTCGCTGAAGGTTACAGGGCCAGCAGTTGACGTGATCGACAAGCCGAACTTCTCGTCGCTGACTACGGCGGAAAAGCGCGGGCTTGGCGCGTTCCCGACTGAACCGGCGGCGGCTACGTTCCTTTCGCAACCGGCGCTTGGGTTCACTGGCTCGGCCACGATCAATGCGGTCGGCACGTTCTCGATTGAATCGTTTCGCATCTTCGGCAGCTTCGGGCGCTCGATCCGGTACGCGCACGGCAATTACTACAACCTCGTCCCAATTGGCACGCGGCGCAAGATCGGGGTTGAGTTCCGCGTCCACGAGGAGGATACGGCGGCGCAAGCGGCGCTCCGTCACCTCGCGCGCACGGTCGGGACTTATGACGTGTCCATTGTGATCGGCGAAGACGCCGGGAATATCCACACGTTCAACCTCAACAACGTCAGCGGCGGCACTGCCACGCGCGACGAAGGCGGCGCGGAATCGGTGCTGAGCTTCGCAGGTAACGCTTCTATTACGTCCGTTGCGCTGAACGATGAACTGACCTACGTTGCAACTTAACGCATGATCCTCGACACCACGAAAACAATCACATCCACGGCCTACCCGGAAGTCCGCTTCACGGTCAAGGTCTTGAACGTCATCGAACGCGCGCGGCGCGATATGTCGATGGCCGCTGCGCGTGCCGAATACCTCCGGTTGAATCGCGAGCGTGACGCGCTGCTGAAAGCTCTGATCCCGCGTTCAGCCGGTGACTTCAGCGTCCCGACCTACGACGAAGTGAACGCGCTTCCCGACGCCGATCAGCAACGCATCTACCAGTTGATCGAGCAGGCGGAACTTGTCCATAACGGCGAGATTCTACCTGCCGAGATCCGCGCGGCGCTCGTGTCGATTGAAGGCGTCGAAAGCGGCGGTCAACCGGCGACGGTGGAGACGATCATTTCAGCCGCGCCGTCCGACCTACTGGCCGAGATCCACGCGGCCTGCGTATCGGCTTCCGGGCTGACCGGAGAACAGGAAAAAAACTTGCATTTGCTTGGCTCTTCAGCCAAGCAGGCGGATGGGGAAAACGAGAGTTCCACTGTTGCGAATGCCGCGTAAAGAAGCTCTACGAAAAGCGGAACTGCCGGAAGTTCTACCCCGATCTCGTTCAGATTGCCCGCAAGCCGTGCTGGTCCGCGCAGTTCAGCCGGAAGCGCGGCGATAAACTCAAAACATTCTCTGTCGATGGCTTCCGAACATCGGAATGCCCGATATCCCTCATAACCCCGGAGTCACTGGAAATGCTCAACCTCGTTCATGCCAACGGCAGCGCTACTAGTGATGCCGGGGCTTCTCTATTTGGGGCCGACCTTTCGACGCATCCCGCGTGGTGGCTTGACGCGGTGCGCGTCGTCGCCAACACGCGGGCGCGGTACGAGATCGCGGAAGCGAAGGCGGGCGCGTAATGGGGGCAACGGATAGATACCAGCTTCTCGTAGAGTCGCAGACGCGCGGCGAGCAGTCGATTAACCGATTCAACGATACACTGGCTAAATTAGCGTCTGTCGTTGAGGCGACGAACAACCGGACGGCGCGGAGTACCGAGACTGCGCACAAGCGCGTTACCGACACGTTCAAGCGCACGGAAACACAAGCCCAGACATTCGGCGTCAACATCCGCAACTTTCTTGTCTCGCCGTTGTCGTCGGCATCGGATGCGCTTTTGTCTGGCGCGTCGGGCATGGGGAAATTTGGCGTTGCGGCGGCTGGCGTGGCCGTTGGTTTGGCCGCTGGCGCAATCGGCTTCAAGAACTTCGTGCAAGCCGCGTCGGAATCGGCTCGCGAGATCCAATCGCTATCGCAAGCGACGGGCCTTTCGATCAACCAAGCGGACAAGCTGCGGGCGGCGTCCGTGCTCGCCGGGTTCGACATCCGCAACCTCAAGGAAGCGGCGCTGGACCTCTCGCAAGCGTTGCGTGACACATCCGGCGAAGGCCAGCGCGTTCGCGACCTGCTTCAGAAGTTGGGTGTGGCCGCGTATACGACCGATGGCGCGACGCGTAATCTCAACGACGTGTTGCTCGAAACCTTCGACGCTCTGTCGAAGATTGAAGATGTCTCGGACCGCGTAAATAAGTCCCGCGTACTTGGTGGCGAGGATGCCGCGAAGAGTGTTCAACCACTGCTAACGCAATACCGGAAACTCAACGAAGAGGCTGTGAAGCTCGGCTTCGGAACGCATGAGGCGCTCGTTCAGTCGATGATCGACGCCAACGCGGAAATTCGAAAGTTCGATCTTCAGTGGGAGCGGCTCAAGGCGTCGATGGCGCAAGGATTGACGGTTCCGCTCAAGTTCATCAATGAAAATTTCGGTTCAGTTGTCGGCGCTGGAAAGGCGAGCGTAGCGTTGCTGGTGCCTGGGTTTGGCCCGTTGGCGTTTCTTCCGCTCGGCGGAGAGGAGAAACCCAAGACCGACCCGCTGGCAGGGTTCAAGCCTTCCACTTCGCCGGTTGTAGCATCGGACCTGGCTGCCGGAAGGCGGCTTGCCGCTGACTTCCGCGCCGGACAAGCCGGGACAGAAACCGGATTAAAGGCGCGGCTTCAGAAACTCGGCGAAGAGCGCGGCGTAATCCAGCAAAAGCTATCGAGCGGCAATCTGGGTCAAACGGCGTTCCAACGGCTGCGCGGTGATCTTGATCGGCTTGAAGCGGAGCAGTTCGAGATCGAAACGCGGCTGAAGCTGATCGACTTGCGGCAAGCGGGCGCGACGATTACGATTGATTCGCGCATTGGCGCTGAGGTTCCGCGATCCACGCGCGTCCCATCCTTACTCGGCAATACCGCGAGGCTGGGCGGTGTAACGTCAAGCGTATTTCAATCCAGTACGGTCGATATCGCCGCCGCCAACGCTATCCCGGGATTCGATCCGAATGCGACAACCGGCGCGCTGCAATTCCAGCAGGATCAGCGATCTCGCGAGCGAAGCCTTCGTTTTGTTTCGCAGGAACTTGCCCATCAAGAGCGCAAGGTCGAACTACTGACCGGGCCGGGTGGGGAGCTTGCGGCGATCAATGCAATTGCCGATCTTCGGCACGCGGCATTGCAGCAGGAACTCGATCTTGGAGCTGAGATATTCGACCTCAACGAGCGGCGGCTTCAGATCGAAGAGGACCGCACGCTACGAATACTCGATCTCGAGCGGCGCAAGCGCGACGAAGCGCGCGGGCTGGCGTCCGACCTCATCGGCTCCTTGCAAACCGGGAACCTTCGTGGATTCGTCCGCAACCAGGGCGGGCAACTTATCAACCAGATAGGCACCAACGCGCTCACGGGGCCGATCAATAGCCTGCTGACTAATCTCGGTGGCGTCGGGGCGGCGAGCGGATTCGGCGGCTTACTAAAGGGCACGATATTCGACCCTCAGAACAAGGCCATCGACCGCAACACGCTAGCCACGGAAGCGAATACGGCGGCGCTGACAGGACGCTCGATTACAGGGGCGGTTCCGGGCTTCACCGGCCTATCGCGAGACGCAAGCGGCGCTATCAGCGTATTCGGCAGCGATACGAACGGAATCACTGGGCGCGGGCCGATCACGGGGATACGAGGCAGCATCAGCGGCGGGCTCGGTGTGATTCCGAGCGGTGGCTTGTTCCGTGGGCTGTTTGGTGGTGACTACTCCGTGCCTACCGGCGACGGGCGGGCAGATACAGCATCGAACCTGAAGGCAACCACGACGGCAGGGCGCATCGCGAATGTGGCGGGTTCGGCCGCAATCGTCGGGTTTGCGGCGCTGAACGCTACGAAGGCATTTAAGCGGGGCGGAGCGTCGGGCAATCTGGAGGGTATCGGATCGGTTCTTGGCGCGGCAGCGTTACTTCCAACGCCAGCGGCTCCATTTCTTCAGGCCGGCGCGTTGATTGCCGGTTTCGTGGCGGCGGCGCTACCAGATCCGAAGCTGAAGCGCGACAAGGAAATCGACCGGCTCATTAACTCATCAATCTACACCGAGCCGACATCGACCGCATTCGACTTCGATACCGGCGGGCGGTCGTACGACTACGGGCGCGGCGGAAACATCAGGCCGATACAGGTGGTTGTGAACACAATGGACGCGAAATCGTTCAGCGACAACCGGGACATGATCGCGGACGCCGTGCGCGTGGCGATGTACGAGGGCCATTCGGTCAACCGGGCGGCGCGGGAAGTAGTACTGGCGAACTAAAGCGTGTCGCGCGACCGGATTCGAACCGGCGATCCTTCGGCTGCGCGCCGACGCACTACCAACCGTGCCACGCGCGACACATAAACAAAATACCACATGGCAACCTTCCCGACTCCATTCACGGGCCTTTCGGCGCTCTTCCCGATCACCACGGCGAAGCGCTTCCCGGTGGCCGTGTTCAAATTCACCGACATGACGGAGCAGCGGTATCGCGAGTCCGCCGGGTTGAACGCCTTCACGTTGCAATTCGACGCGATCACGACGGCGGAAAAAGACGAGATCGTGACGTTCTTCAGCGACTCCAAGGGTTCGTTCGATGCAACGTGGTCGATAACGCTGGGCGTGGACACCTTCGATTACATGGCGTTCGCGAGCGACACAATTGCGCCGGTCATGGGAATCGATGGCGTTTGGAGTCTGTCGGTCAACATCGTTCAGACGCGGAAAAACTGACATGCCTTCGTTTCCAACATTCGCGGACGGCTCTGTTGCTCACGTTCCATTCACGCAGGGCATTGAGTTTATCAACGCGACGAACCGGCAGCGCCACGGCTACCAATACGCCTACAACGTGCTGGCGAACGGCATCAAGCGATGGGAGATCGAGTTCTCTCTGCCCGACGCCGATCTTGCCACGCTTCAAGCGTTTTGGGAAGCCCGCTACGGAAAATACGAGGAGTTCGATTTCACTGACCCGGTTTCACTTGCTACAACGACGAAGTGCCGCTTCGATCAAGACGTGCTGGAAGTTCGCCAAGTTGGGCCGGACGAGAATCTTGTGCGCGTGGCGATTCAGGAGTATCTGTAAGTGCCGTTGACGACGATCAATTCCGCGAAGGATATCCAGCAGACTTTCCAGCCGCTGCTCGTGGCGCTGGTGACGTTCGTTGGCGGTTCCACACTGAGGCTCTCGACGCATCCGCTGAGCGTGGCGGAGGGCGGTTTTCAGTACGGCGGCGCGAACTACTTTGGGCGCATCGTCGAGCAGGATATCTCGATTGTCCAAGGGTACGAACCGGGCGGCATCGACGTCATCCCGCGCGTGTCGCTTCGCATTGCGGACGCGGACAAGTCGATCAAGGTCAACTACGATGACGTGTACGGGTTCTCCGGCGCAACACTCGAATTGACGTTCATTTTTTGGGACGCCGATTCCGCTACGTTCTCATCCGATTCGACGATCAAGTTTACCGGGATCTGCGACCCGGCGCGGCATGACGAGGACACGATTCTCGTTTCGGCGACGTCGAAACTCAATCTTCAGCGGCGGTTTATTCCGAGTGTTCCACTACAGCGCCGCTGCCCCTGGCGATTTCCGACAACGGTCGCGCAGAGACAGGACAGTGCCGATAACGAAGACTCGCTGTTTTATCAATGCGGCTATTCGCCGGACGCCAGTGGCGGCAACGCGCGCGGCAATTACGAGACTGGCGTAACGCCGTTCGCATCGTGCGACTTCACGAAGGCCGCTTGCGTGGCGCGGGGCATGTACAAGCTCGATTCGACCGCGCGAGCAACAGGGCGATTCGGCGGCATTCAGTGGGACCCGCCGGCCGGAAGCCGTTCGCGCGAATACACGTCAGGTAACTGGATCGACGTTCAGAATAATCCGAACGAAGCGAAGTATGGGCGTCCGATCCCGATGGTTTACGGGACGGCGTGGGTTGACGCGATTGCCGTTAACGTGATCGGGGACGGCAACTCTACGCGCGGAGAGGCGGTGATCTGTCTCGGCGAAGTGCAAGGCATCCTGAAAGTCGTCGTCAATGATGTCGAACTTCAGGCGGCGACCGACGTAACAGGTGGAACGAACTACATCGTCCGTGATGCGCTGTTGCGATACAACGTAGTGAATCAAGGCGACCGCAACGGATCTCCGAATCTGGACACGCCGTACAATGGTGACGGCGACCCGTTCGGATCAATGGCGACGATCCTATGGGTTGTCCCGCGCCGGGTGGCGGACTCGGCTTCGACCCCGCGCGTCCGCGTATGGGTGCAAGGTCCGAAGCTTCGCGTCTACACCGATCTGGTGACGTACAGCCGGGAATCTACGAGCAACCCAGCGTGGGTGCTGATGGACCTGCTGATATGGGCGGGCTTCCAGTACAGCGAACTCGACATCCAGACGTTCATCGACGCGGCGGCCGTCTGTGATGTCGCGATCCCTTACGAGGATCAATACGGCGTTTCATCGACACATGCGCGGTACTCGTGCTCGATGGTCCTGAACCAGAAGCGCAGCGCGGCTGATCTCATTCGTTCGTTGCGGCAATCCTTCGGCGCGATCCTCGTTCCGAACTCTTCGACTGGCAAACTCCAAGTCTTCATCGAAGGCACGCTCGCCAGCCAGCAACCGGCGGCTGTCGATGGATCGAACTACAACACGCCCATCGCATCGCAAGCGTTGACTGGCGGCGTTGTGAACGGGTACGTGGCCTACGACTTCACGAAGTTCGGGCGCGAGGGGAACAAGAACACGCTGGCAATCGAGACGCCGAACAACGCGGCGATTCCGAATCGGGTATCGTTCCAGTTCATCAACTCCGAGCGCGAGTACGCGGCTGATTCGATATCGGTCGTCGATGCGGCCGCTGTAGCGCGGATCGATCAAGAGGTAGCACAATCGCTCGATGTCGAAGGCGTCAACACCATCGACCAGGCGAAGCGGATCGCGGCGCGGTCTTTGGCGCGCGGGCTACGCGGTAACGGGCGCGGCGATACGGGCGGCTCTGAGATTTTCACATGGGAAGATTCGTTCCGGTTGATCCGGCTTCGCGCCGGGCATCTGGTGAGGCTTTCCAGCACGCAGTACGGGTTGTCGAACGTCTTGGCGCGTATCTTGCAGATACGGCCTTCGCGAAACTTCGAGCGTGTGACGATCACCGCGCAACGGCATTCCGACGCATGGTTCCTTGATACCTATGGACAGGCCGACGATCCCGAAGGAACTCCGCAATTTCGCAACCGGCTAGACCGGCCCGCGTTCCCGTGGGGGCCGGCGGCGGAAACGCCAGATACAGACGATCCGATGGTTGACGAAACCGAACTCACATGGGAGATGTACCAGGAGTACAGTTTCCAGGCCGATGAGACCGGGCTGATAACACTGCACATCGCGGGCCGCTGGCCGGTCAATATCTTCTCTCCCATTGCGCCGCCTATCGTTGGGCGGCAGGGCACAACGGCATCAACGGGCGGCTTTATTACAGGAGGGCGGGCCTACTACTACTGCATCTGTTCAGAGGATTCGGACGGGCTTCTGAGCGTCCCATCGTTGACGTGCAAAGTCGAGATCACCAACGTGGGATCGACGAACACCGCAACGGTTCCGATCACGGCATGGCCTGACGGAGCGGTTGGGTACAAGCTGTTCGGCGGCGACTCTCCGCACATGATGACGCTGCAAGCGGAAGCGGCATCGACACCGGCGAGCGTGACACTCAATTTCTACTTCCAGCGTGATGCCGGTTGTCCTGATCCAGAGTTCGACAAAATGAAGATCAAAGTCAAGCGGATCTTTCACGCGGGCGTGTGGGGCCAGCCGATTGACGATCTACCTGGCGCGAATGAAATCACTATCGGCGGCGCGGGATGGACGACGGACGAATGGGCGGGACGGATATGCTCGGTACTTGGTAAGGCGGCGGAGGGCATTCAGCCAGTCTGGAACTTCCTTGTATCTTCGAACACGAGCGAAACGCTGACGGTAACGCCAGACCCGATAGCAGAGGGCGTCGAACTCGGCGATGCGCTGATTATGCGCTCAACGCCAACAGTCGGATCTGACGGCGGCGGGAACTACCTCGAAGACCTGCTGTGGATCAACTCGCTCGACGGCGGGCTTGGCGGGCTGAATGTCGATGAAGAGAAGGGCCGTTTGCTGCGCATTATTGCTGGGCCGGGGCGCGGCGATGTGTACCGGATCATATCGAACACAGCGACGAAGGTCTACATCGAAGGCGAATGGCTCCACACACCAACGGCGGCGTCCATCTACATCATCGAAGAACCGGACTGGGTTGTTGCGCAAACGACGGACTCACTGAATAATTCCGACTTCCTTGAAACGCTCCGGCTGAAGGTTGAAGTTACCAACTACGCGGCGACGACGATCTTGATTCAAGCGGTCACGGTTGACGGCGGCGGTAATGAAAGCATGGACGTTCTTTCGCCGATACGGGAGATATACATCTACGGTGAACCGGCGAACGGTCCATATGAGCAGGCGAACTTCGCGCTCGGGATGTGTGACCCGCTCGCCGTCGCGACGGACCTAACAAACCGGGCGCTGGTTGAAACGGACGGAACATGCTTCCGCTGCTCTGTGAATGCAAAAGAGGCGAGTGTGGGTGCGCGTGCGGTGATCGATCTTCTCGTCTCGCGCGACAACGGTGCAACGTGGAAGTCTATCTTCCCCGATGGCAATGACAACAAGATCGTAGTTCCTGCCGATTCGACCGATCACCATTACTTCACCGTGTTCGATCCAGATTGGGGAGTGCTGGAAGAGAACGACATGATCCGCCCGGACGTTCTGGAAACTGGCACCGGGTGCGCAAAGGTTTCCGTGAAGCTGATGTGGCGACGTGTTGGCGGGAAGGCCGGAACGATCAACGCATATTTCATTGGAGAGGCTGCGCTAGCCGCAGTGGTTTTATAGGAGCGAAATGTTTTCAATTTCAAGCTGGCTACGGACGCGGGTTGACTTCAAGAGCACCGCTGACGGCTCGGGCCATCACCGCGCGCATCATATCGTTGACCAGCTTGTACCTGGCACGGCGGCGGCAGATATCGGCAAAGCCGAAGACGCCGCGCACGCGAGCGGCGACACGGGCGTCATGATGTTGGCAGTTCGGCGCGACGCTGCGGCGGTCGGCAGCGGGACGGACGGCGACTACTCGACACTGAACGTCGATTCGTATGGCAGGCTGCGGGTTGATGCGAGCGGCGGAGTGGCGGAGGATGCGGCGCTTGCTGGCGGCGAGGCTGGAAGCGTTGCGCTCGCCCAGCGCCAGGATACGCGGGGCGTCTCGGCTGGAACGACCGGCGACGCGGCGTTTCTCGGACTCAACGCGCAAGGCGATCTGTACGTCAACGTCTCGAAGACGAGAGCAACTCTTTCGCACACGATGGTTGTTTCGACCAGCCCGGCGTACACGGCTGGCGATTCGGTGGGCGGTAAGCTGACCTTCGCAAACGCCGCGCGGTTTGCGGCTGGCTCATTCGACATCGGTGGAATCGTCCTGACCGACGCCATCGCGCAGAGCGCGGAGATGGACCTCGTTCTGTTTGATAGCGACCCTTCCGCTTCGACGCTCACCGACAACGCGGCGGTGGTTGTCGCGGCGGCGGACCTGTCGAAGATATGCGCGATCGTCAACCTCAACGATTACAAAGTGCTGGGCGCGTCTGGCAAGTCGGCGACGTACTTCTTTGGGATCTCCCAGCCGATCAAGCTGGCCAGTGGTACGTCGCTCTACGGCGTGCTAATCACGCGCAGTACGCCGACGTACTCCGGCACCGACAACTTGACGCTTGAAATGACCGTCACACAGGACTAACCATGCTCCGATACCTCATCTTTTTCCTGCCTCTCTTTGCCCAACCCTGGATTCCGAAAAACTGGGTCGTTGTCGGTGTCGGAAACACGGCATCACGGCCGGCGACTTGCACGTCCAACAAGCACGCCTACATCAATTCACAGACGAACTCGGTCGATTACTGTCTCGCGGCCGCATGGGTGTCGCTTTCAAGTGGTGCGGTCTCATCGGTCTTTTCGCGCACTGGCGCCGTGACGGCGCAGAGCGGCGACTACACGGCGGCGCAGGTGACGAACGCGGCTTCGTTGATCGCGGCGAACTCGCACACGGCGGGGACCAAGAACACCTTTGCGGCGGATGCGACGACGGCGGGCGCGAAGGTCACATGCTCGGCGCTTCCGTCCACCCCGGCGACGGGCGACGTTGCGTGCGACTCCGGGGATGCGAA